AATCCAAATATCGTCGTGAAACCCTCGGCGGCAAACTTCTGTGCCCCAGTATTGTAATACCCAACGGGGTGTTAAATTGGGCATGCCTAAGCGTTCTGCCCACCATGGATCAACTCGTTCGCGCCATTCCCTAGATTCTCTTGTGCGGCCTTCCAATAGTTCTCGATCCCATCCAAATATAGCGGCTACAGCATCTTTAAGTGTATGGGCAAATGATTCTCGTCGGAACTGGTGTATATTTTGTAAGTAATCAGCAATAGTATCTTTGCCAGAACCAATCAATCCACAAATACCAATAATCATAATTTTTCCTTTAAAGTGGGCGACAACATTAAGTACCAACCAGTTCTAAATTCTGAACTGGTTGTAAATCCTAAATCGGTATAAAATTTAGGAGCATCAGTTGTTATTATAATATTTCTATCTTTGGCAGCGGCAAAATCTACAGCCTTGCTTGTTATACGTTTTCCCAAGCCTTGACCTCTATAATTTTTATCCACGCATACCCAAGTTAAGTCATAAAAATGTTGTAAATTTGATTCACTAACAATTCCAAATCCCACTAATTTATTTTGATCTCGAGCGAGTATATAATATCGTGGTGGTTCAACTAGGCCAATGAGATAAACTATTTTTTCAATTTCAATGCGTTGTTCTACTTGTTTGCTAACAAGATCGGGCATTCGCCCAGCGGGTTTATAGTCAAATGACTGTTGTATTAATGCCCCAGCTTCTGTGGGATCAATTAGCGCATCTACAATTTCTACTGAAGTCATTTAATATCTTTAATATTTAATTGCCGAAATGCCGCTTGTAACATGTCTATTTGTCGTTTGCAATCCTCAAGAGCATGGTGGCTAGTTGGGGGTCTAGGCAAGTTTGGATGTAGGGAATATACTGTTCTGGCGTCTCGAATTCGATAAAATTGCCATGGTTGTTTTTTATTTCTAGAACGATAAGCGTGTTCTAAAATATTAATATCGTAACATGGTCCGTTGGCCCAAATATAATCGTGTTGCCATGCTATCTTATGTAAACCAGTCAGCGCATCATCTAACGATATGCGTCCTTCTTCGTTAAATGCTTCTTCCTGCGCTTTGCCCTGTGTGGCCCACCATGCTACAGTTTCATCATTTATCGCTCGGTCTTCTTGACTTTCTAATGTAACACGAGTATAAAAGAATCTGTCATCGTAATAACCCGTTCCAAAAGGATTAAAAGATTGGGCGGCAATAGTCAAAATTACAGCATCTGGCGTTGTGGCCAGTCCTTCAATATCCAGCATTAGGTGACTGGACATATAATTTTCATGTTATTCATAATACTACTATTATAGCATGATTACGATTTAATTACAACAGATTTTTATCCAAAGAAATCGCCAAATAATTGGTCTCTAGACTTGTCGCATCGCATGCCTTTTATACCATTTTCACTTAGTCCAATCACGCGGAGATTGGTATAATGCCCTATGATGTATGGTGGTATCGATTCTCTAAATCCCTGCTGGATGCTGTAAATATGGTCCAATGCATTATGGCTTCGGTTCAATCTCGTGGGGTTAATGTCATCAAAATGATCACGCCAGTTTTCCTCGGTAATCCGCCATACAGCATCATAATATAAGCGGCGTAGCGATCGTTCTTCTCGGCGAGTACAGCCACGCTCCACTGCTCGTTGGTAGATTTTTTCTTTAGCGGCTTTTGTTTGACTACCGTTTTCTACACCGTATTTTTCTAAGCAGGTTTGTTTAGATTTTTCTCTATCAGCCAATGTGTATGTTTTAAGATCCCTATATTTTCGACCGCGATTAGCAGTTGCTTTGTTAGTTTTGCTTCGTTTAGCATTTATTTCTGGACTGTGTCCGTGAGCAAAATCTCCGCGTTTATGTTGTAATAACATACTAGCTCGAGGATTTAATGTCTCGAGATATCTATTTTCGTGCCATTTAACCGGTTGATTTGTGACAGGACATAATGGTATTTCATAAATGTTGTTTACTATATGCCAAATGCGTTGCTTAGGCTTTGCAGTGACAGGAAGAAATGCTGTGGCATTGATAATGTCTGTCCATAACTCAGGATGAGTTTTATAAAGATATCTTGTAGCAGATTTATTATAACTTAAATCGTTATCAATAATATTCGATAGTATATTTTTCATACTATTATTTATGCTAACCGACTACATAGGTTAATTTCTTATCCGACTACCTAACCAGTTACCCAAGTAAGCGGAGCCGATCCATCTACATAGTTTTTGAGGTCTTCGTAGCATTGTAGCATTAATCGTTCGCCATCGGCTTTCATTGCGGCACCATTTAAGGATGTTGAACCTTGCGGACCATTGATTGTGGCAAATTTTTCACGAGCATCACCAATAATTACTTTGCAATTGGCATACATAAAATTTCGAATCCATTGTTTAATTTGAAAATCTTGTAGTAAATTAACTTCTGGTTTCAAATTGTATGTCCAAAGTAAAACACTTTCTCCCGTGCCTTTGGGATCTCGAATAAGTTGTAGTTTTTTGGTAACTGGATTCCAAGTATAGTTCATAAAAGCACCGAACATACGTCCGGCTAATTTTACATATTGTGAATAAAAGTCGTATGTTGCTAGGCCGCCTGAAACATTGAAATTCATAAGGTATACATTTAATGAAGCTTGACTAAATGGATCAAAATTTGAGGCAAACGGGCCGGTTGAATCACCAAAACTTCTGCGATAAATTTGACGAACTTGTATTACTTCCTGTGGCAAATCGTAGATATTGACATTGGTCACTAGCTCCATGAAAGAATAACTTTCTTCATAGGCGTTTTCTGCCCGCTGGCGATATGTACCTATGGCATTGCGATAAGCTGCTTCATAGTGAGCCGCATCTAGCTCAATATCAATTATTTGATCTGCTAATTGTAGCCTGATGTATTCAATTAAATCTTGTTTTAATGTTTCAAGTGTGGATTCTGTTTCCAGTGCCATAAGGACTCCCTCGTCCTTATATTTAGCATTTTTACCACGCTTTTAATATTACTAAATTTTCGTTGCCTCGACCGTTCCATTTCGCTTCGGTTGCTTTAATATCCTTGAAGAATTTACGCATTACTGGCTTACCGCCTTTTAATAATTCTTTCAATTGGTCGGCTGGTTTTCGCAATGTTTTAGTTACTGTCTGTGCCGCATCAAAAGCAATAACGGCGGAGCCTTTAACAGTAAAAGTACCTAAGTGCGTATCTGCAACAACATAAACAAGTTTTCTTTTTACTGAATCGTATAAAAACGCTTCACTTGCTCCAACTAAACTAGCTGGACTTTGTGATTTAAGATTAAACTCGGCAAATTCTTTGAGATATTTAAATTTGTTGGCTACACGTTCTGGACTTACTGCCTTTTTAGTGCGTGGTTTTTTCTCTACTTTCTTAATTTGAATGTAGGAAGCACAATCATTTATAACCGTTTCACAGAATTTTACACAATTTTTAAGTTGTAATTTGGACAAGTGACTGTAACCTTCTACTAGTTGTTCGTCGTCACCATCTAGTACTGTGTTAAATTCTTGTAAGCGTAGATTCCAAACTGATGTAATGTTGGGAATCATTTGCGGGGAGATGTTCATGCCACGAATTAATGCCACGGGTTTAAAATCAGCCGACATTTTCGCTCCTGCCACAATAAAATCGTCAAACATTCCTTCAAGCTCGCCAGCACACTCTGATGCTTTTTCACGCAAATGGTCTTGAATTGTTAATCGTTGTTCTTCAACTTCCCCATCTGTTGCGGCGGCTTTTTTAACTTCTTGTTTACTTTTAAGCATTTCGGCAATTTGCTCGTCGATAATACATTGCTCATGTTCGTTAAGTACTAATCCCATTGTGGTCATACGACATACCCACGCCGGTGTTACACGAATTTGACTATCTGGAATGCCACGAATAGTTTTAGCATCTCGTTCGCGATGGTTAAGATGTAAGTATTGAGCAATCATTTCCTTGGCATCTTTTTTGTTATAGTATCGATTATACCAAGCAAATCCTTTAGCAAATGCGCTAATACGATTAGACTCTTCAGGTTGAAATTTCCACTCAGGTTCGTCACCTGTGTACTTTTGTTCGATGTGTTTGGGATTTAATCTTTTAATTACAATTTCGTTTTTTGCCATAGTTTTATTAGTTTATATTCAAGTTAGTAAAATGTCAACCTATTAATGATGCGAAAGTAATGTGTTGTTCTAAATTATCCAAAAGTTGAGTAGCTTCTGTGAGTAAATCTTGATATTTTGAAGTGTCGCGTTTAAGTCTACGACACTCTACACTTTCTTGGCTTAATTGTGTTACTACCTTATCAACCCCAGCCAGCATTTTGCGCAGATCTTTATAAGCTACCTTACTTTTTACGGTAGATATTGATTTTTCTGCTTGATTTATACGGTCTAATATAGTATCCATAACAACTATTATATAGCTTTTGGAATAAACAGTCAACCTATAACCAGCTAAATACATTACTATGCCTAAACTTAGCCTTTGGCGCCCAAACCGCACGAATGATTATCAGTTCCTAGATCGAACTATCGAGGAGAGATTTACTGTGGGCGGAGTTGACATTTACGTCCACAAATATTTGGGACCTATTGTAGACACCACAGATAATCCTGGAAATAAAGATGCCACACTTCCGGTTTATTCATCACAAAATCCTTTGTTTATTGAAGATTTGCTATTGCTTGAAAATCGTGACCGCGCTTATGATCCCAATGTTTATATCATGCGTGGGGTTTATACTCATCAAGATATTGATTTTGACTTAACGCAGTTTGGGTTATTTTTAAATAACGATACATTGTTTATTCAATTTCATTATAATAAAATGATTGACACCTTTGGGCGTAAGTTAATGTCGGGCGACGTATTGGAGTTGCCCAATTTAAAAGATTACTATCCGCTTAATGCTAATATTACAAGAGCACTGCCAAAGTATTATGTGATTCAAGATGCCAGCTATGCCGCCGAAGGGTTCTCTCAAACTTGGTTACCACACACTTGGCGTGTCAAAGCCACCCCAATGGTTAACGCCCAAGAATACCAACAAATTTTAGATCAGCCATTTATGCCCGATAATATTTGGGACAATGGAAACTTTTATCCTGCTGGTGATATAGTTAATGACGGCGGAAAATATTACGAAGCAACAAAAAATGTGCCGCCCGGGACACCTATCACTGACCCCAATTACTGGGCATTGATTGACAAACCAACTACACTTGCTGATGCTAACTCTACAAGAAATAAAGATCTGGCAATTAATGATGCTCTAGTAGTACAAGCCAATGCTGATGTTCCACTAAGTGGTTATGACAATGTTTCATTTTATATATTACCAACAACGCCGGAAGGTTTCCCAAACAGTATTGGAATAGACACTGCCAATCCCAATGTTACAGTTGATGGTACGCAACAAGACCAAGGTAATACCCCAACATCTTTTGGTTATACTATGGGTTATCTCACTGGTGATAAGATGGCTCCGAATGGTTTGCCAGTTACTCCGGGAGTTTCGTTCCCGCATCACCCTGCATCGGGGGATTACTGTTTGCGCTTGGATTATTTTCCCAACAGATTGTTCCGTTATAATGGTAAATTTTGGGCCGCCATTTCCGACGATGTCCGTACTCCATTAGATTGGGGCTTGACAAATGAAACACAGCGTAGCTCGTTTGTAAATAATCCATATACTGTTCCAACATCGGATCAAGGTAATATTCCAAGTCGTCAAAGTTTATCTGAGTTGCTTAAACCTCAGGCTGACAATGGCAACGATGGTGGCAACTTGCCGCCCAACCCACCACCATTAGGACGATAATGAAAACTTATACGCTGTATATTAAAACTCACAAAATAACCGGCCTAAAATATTTAGGACAAACATCTTACGATCCGTATCGTTATTCTGGTTCAGGAAAAGATTGGGTTCCACATTTATCGCAACACGGTTATAATGTAGAAACTGAAATTTTATATAGTGGCACTGATCGAAAAATTATGTCGCAGTTAGGAAGATACTACAGCACATTATTAAATGTGGTAAATGCTTCTGATGATTTTGGTAATAAAATTTATGCTAATCGTATACCTGAAACTGGAGGCGGAGTGGCAGCAAAAAATAATAGATTTAAAAAACAAAATAACGGTAGTAGTGTATCGCTAGACCGTGTTCGAGCAGGCACTCATCATTTGTTACGTCGAGCTGATGGAACAAGTCACGCAACTGATGCTGTAAAAAATGGAACACATAATTTTTTAGGTGGTACAATTCAAAGAAAAGTCAATAAGCGTATGTTAGATGATGGAACGCATCCGGCAAAACAATTATGGACTTGTGTTCATTGCAATGTATCAGGATTTGGTAAAAGCAACTACGCCCGGTATCATGGAGATAATTGTATTACACTTACTAACAAAAAACGAATTTTGCCGAGGAAAAAACAAATGGAAAGACTAGAATGTCCTCATTGTAAACTCGAAATGGCAAGCAATAATTATTACAGGTATCACGGCGATAAATGTAAAAGGAAAAAATAATGGCACAGCAATTCTTCTACGATGAACAGATACGTCGTTTCTTAATACAATTTGCTAGAATGTTCAGTGGTTTTTCTGTTGAATTTGGGCGCAACGAAGCCGGAGCAGCCAACACGGGCGACACACTTTATCGTGTGCCTGTTAGATATGGTGACAGTAGTCGGCAAGCACAAACTATATTACAAGAAAATTCAGCTAGTAATATGCCGTCAACTCCATTAATGACATTTTATATTACTGGCTTGGATTTTGACCGGCCTCGTATGCAAAATCCTACTTATGTTGACAACAAATCTATCCGCCAACGCGAATATGATCCAGCTACAGGCACATATGAAACTACGCAAGGCAATGCTTTCACAGTTGAACGCTATATGCCAGCGCCATACAAGTTGTCCATTAGTTTAGACATTTGGACTTCAAATACCAATCAAAAAATGCAGATTTTAGAGCAAATATTGCCTTTATTCAATCCCAGTTTAGAAATACAAAGCACAGATAATTTTTTAGATTGGACCAGTTTAAGTATTGTTGAATTGGCATCAACTGGATGGAGCAGTAAAACGATTCCTGTGGGCACAGGTGATCCCATTGATGTTGCCACACTAAAATTTGTGCTTCCCATCTGGCTATCATTGCCTGCTAAAGTTAAAAAATTGGGAGTTGTAGAAACTATCGTTGCATCAATTTACGACGCCCGCGGAGATTTGGTTAATGCCATTGCCGACAGTGACTTACTATTGGGCACACGTCAATATATCACGCCATACGGCTATCAAGTTGTGCTTATTGGCAATAAATTACAGATATTAGCACAATCAGCTATAGTAGATGAACAAAATTATCAACTAGCTCCACCAGATCCTGTTGAACCCAGTAATGTAAATTGGACTCCTGTAATTAATATGTACGGAGTATTGCGCCCAGGTATAAGTTTAATAGCACTAACCCAAGAAGATGGTAGTAAGGTGTATGGAACGGTGGCGTTTGACCCAACTAATGACCAATTTTTACTGTATACAGTAATGGAAGAATCAGTACCTTCAAACACATTATCCCCGGTAAACTCAGTTATTAATCCACTGGCCAGTGGTCCGGGGTTGGGGTTAGCTCCGGCAGCTACCGGTCAGCGTTATTTGTTGACAGAAGCAACTGGCAGTGATAATGGCTATGCTCAAGCATGG